AAAACGTTTTTCAGTGTGTTCCTGGAAACAGGCTCCATCCACAATGCGATCTCCGCAGTCCCCAATTTGAAACTGCAATACCGCACCGCAAGCAAAATGCTGGACAATCGCGGCTATGTCGGAGAATGGCACGGTCTGTCGATCCCGCCATATTTAACCACAGAAGAGTTTGACCGCGTCCAGACGCTACGCAGACGGCTTCAACGGAAGGTGGCCCAGAACCGAACGTATATCTTTTCCGGGCTGCTTGTATGCGGAGACTGTGGGCGAAGGATCGGCGGCAGGCCGCGCAAGCTCGTAAACGGCGAATCCTATGTGTACAGCTGCGACGGTGCCTATCAGTATAAGGGCTGCCCCAATCATGCAAATATTATGGAAGCCACGATTGAACACTATTTACTGGAAACAATTGACGCAAAGATTGAAATTTTTGCAAATACCAAAGACGAACCCAAACAGAATAGCAAAGAAATTGAGGAAAAAGCAAAGTCTTTGCAAAAGAAGTTAGCTAAACTTTCTGATCTGTATCTCGACGATCTGATCGCCAAAGATGAATACGCAAAACGCTACGCCGATCTGACGGCGCAGTTAGAATCCGCTGAATCATTGCTCCGCAAACCTCCCGCAAAATCCGCGAAAGACCTTTCCAAGGCATTCTTTTCCGGATGGCAGGATATTTATAAAGAACTTAGCAGAGAAAACAAAAAAGTGTTCTGGAAACTAAAGCTAAAAGAAATCCGGCTGTACCAAGATCGCCGGATAGACTTCGATTTCCTTTAATTCCATAGTTGCACCTAACCAAATGGTTAATGTAATCTATGGAACGCCCCCGCCCATTGTAGGCGGGGGCATAATTTATTCATGTTCCACGATCCCGTGGTAATACGCCGCCAGCTTTTTCTTTGCTCCCGGTCCGTCCTTGTCCATCAGAAATGCCCTTGCCATATCCGCGTAAAACTCCGCAATGGACACGCCGTACTTTTCAGCCACGCCGGAATAGTCGGAATACATCATGTTCATGGTGATCCACCAGCAGGGCCGGGAAACCTTTTCCCAGGTCATTCCCATACTTTCCGCAACAGCAGTAGTCTGGTCAACGCCCCAATGGGGGCCTGTGGTACCGTCCTCGTTTCGGAGCATTGCAGACCACGCCGTCGCATCCTGTTCTGTAAAACCGTCAGACGAGCGGGTGCAGTCTTTCATGGCGGCAAGCGCAGACCAGCAGTCCAGCATCCCGCGGATCGCGCAGGCGGATCGTTCGCTGGCTGGCATCCGCATATACTCAGAAATGCCATGTTCCAGCTTTTCCAGATATTCCGCGATCTGGTCTTTGTTCATGCCCATAGTCCACCTCAGATCTTCTCAACCCGTGCGGCAACGTTGTTGACGGTGGAAGCCGCGCCGGTCAGCAGCAGGGTCAGCACGGAACCGGTGGAGCAGCAGCCAAGCCGGACAGTCGCAGGGAATGCCAGCGTCATGGTATTAGCAACAGCCGCCACCGTAGCGGCAGCAGTTGCGCCGGGGACGGCAACGCCGTCCTTCAAAAGCTGAACCGTCACCGTTCCGGCGGCGTCGGGGACGGCTTCAACAGACACGTCCACATCGTAGTAGCCCTGCCCGTTGATGGCGATCCCGTTTCCGTTCAGATTGCAGTTGCATCCGTAGCGCCGGACGATGGTTCCCAGAGGGATAATGCCATTCACCGCAACGGCAGTCGGTGTCTGCATCGCGGTGTAAATCAAAGATTTGCAGCTCATATAAATAACCTCCTAATAATAAATGGGCGGAGCACTGGCCCCGCCCGTAACCCGGCCAAATGGGCCTTTAGATGTTGCTGTTGCACCCGGCAAACTGCGGCACGATACCGTAGCCGTAGGGCGTGGTGCGAGGGATGCCGCACAGGGCTGCCTGCAGCTGGAGCTGGTTGATCTGGTTCTGCATGTCAGCCATGCGGTTGCCGGAAATCGCGTCCAGAATCTTCTGGGTCTGGGCAGTGGTGTTGGCGTTGATGCTGGCGGTGTTCATGGCAGCGTTGTAATTCACGCCGTCAATCGCCCGCAGGGTCTCGCAGCAGCACTCCTGCTGTCTGGCGAAGCCGGATGCAGCGGCAGACTGCAAGTCCCGGATTTCTCCCAGCACGTTGTAGTTGCCGTCCTTGATGGCTCCCTGGTTGTCATAGGCAGCCTGCCGGACTGCTGCCACCGTCTCGTTGTTCTGGCGCTCCAGAGCCGCAAAGTCGGTAGCCCGCTGCACGTCACCCACGGTGGCGTTGCGGTCGCCCGTACCTCGATTGCCCCAGTTGCCGAAACCGCCGCCCATCAGGGCCAGAATTGCGAAGAGCCAAAGGCCCTCATTGCCGAAGCCGCCCCAACCATTGTTGCCATTCACAGCCGCAATGTCAGCAGGGGTCAAACCTTCATTCATGGTGTGTCCTCCGTTCATTTATTTCCAAACGGTGTGCACCCCGTCAGGATCACTGAAATTGAGATAAGATGCTTTGCGGGTCTACGCCCCGCTGCTGGCAGAGGGAGTAAAATGTCTGCTGCGGGTTCCCCATCTGCCGGATTTGAGAAAGGATTGGATTCTGCGCCGTCAGTTGCTGGAGCATCAGCGCCGGGTTTTGCGCCGTCTGATACGCCTTGTACATCTGCACGGCTTGACTGACACCGGAATTATTCTGATTCAGAAGGGGCAGCATCGGATTTCCCATTGACGATCTCCTCCAATCGTGCGAGCCTTGCGCTCAAATCGTTCACGCTGACTTGTGGGGCCTCCTGGTGGGGCGCAATGTCAAAGGGGGTCACAGTGAGATACCCCGCCCCGTCCGTCTGGCACAGCCATACCAGGGGTGCCGTTTCATCCAGCACCAGAACGCTGCTACTGGGAGCCATCTGGATAGACATAGCGCCATTTCTGCCGTTGACCCGGATAATCTCCTGCTGAGACACTCTCATGGACGGTGGATAGCCGTATGGATACATCATGTCAGCACCTTCTTTCTATTTTTATGATACAAAAAAAGAACCCAAACAAACGGCCTGAAAAAGGTCTTTGTTTGGGTTCTTGTTTATGAGTGCTTAACGGCGTCAGTGATTTTGGAATAGGCTCGCCGTCTGCATTTCTTGATGTACTCTGGAGATACGTTCATTTGCCCGGAAACCTGCGTGTAAGACTGCCGTCTGACGTCGATCTGAACAAGGCAGTATTCCTCGTCTGTCGGCAGCTCAAAGGATTGGATATACGCCTCCGCCCGCTTGGGGGCCATGCCGGATAGCATAGCCCGCAGCGCCTTATGCTCACTGTTCATGCTCGCAGTTTCAGCTTGCAGAACGGGATATCCCGTGGGCGTTTCCGCCGCCTCACATCTCCTTTCGTTATTTCCCGGCCAAACGGGCGTTCTTCCGGACTTTCTCGTTTACGAGCGCCTTGTTGTAATGCCGGATGCTTTTGCCTACCCCCAGATACTCAAAAAGTGCGTTCCGCTGCTTCTCACTCAGACCGGGCATATTGTACACCGCCTGCATGATCAGCAGCCCCTTGCTGTTGGGGATCGTCTCCCCGTTTCTGTCCTTGACGCTTTCCAGATCGGATACCTGCGTTTTCAGCGCCACATAAATTTCCGGCTTAATGCCGTACTTCTTCTGTGCCTCCTGTGCATTCAACACCCACTTGTTCGTGATCTCATAGGTTTTGTCCGTCTCGTGCAGTGCCGTCTTTTTGGCGTAGGTCTCCGCGCTGGACAGGGCCTTGTCCTTCTGCTCGTCAGTGAAGGCCCTGAACACCTGGCTGTCCTCCAACCCGGATTCCATGGAGCTGTAAAGCTCGGACTTCCTGCGGCTGTATACGATGTAGTCATCGGAGCTGAGATCATTTTCCGTAAATTTGTCCTCGCCCTCGCCGGTGCCGTACCGGTCTTTCGCACCGATCAGACTTGCAGCCGCGTCCGGAAGCCTGAAATCCTCATCGTTTTCCCGTTCCTTGTCCAGCTTGCTCCGCATACTGCTGTCAACGGAGCTGTTGTCCAGCGCCATGAAGTCTTTTAGCTCTTTTCGGATGTGTTCATAGGTGGTCAAATCGCCCTGCTCCAGCGCCTTGAACGCCAGATTCAGGTATCGGCTTTTGTTTGCGGTGCTGTAAATATTGTATGTGAATTTCTCAAATTCATATTCCAGCGCCACGCTACCGGTAGCTTGAACAGCCGTCCGGACTGCCGCCATTGCGTCCCGCTTGATGTTGGCCACCGGAAGGCCGAAAAGCTTAGAACAAGCTGCAAACATATTTGTCAGCGCTTCTTCTCTGGTCTTTTTGCCGCTGCCGCCCATGCTTGCGGTGAAATCTTTAGAGGCAGATACAATGTCAGAAAACACCTGCATGTCCGTCCGGGATACGCTGTACCCCTGCGTCAGGGAAAGAATATCCTTCACAAACGGGATGCTTCCAAGCTTGTTGATGTTGCTTCCAAGGTTTCCTTCCAAAACGATATGCTGCAGCAGCTCCTTGGTGGTCTTCTCACCGCCGGTAATGCCGGTCAGTGCCGTCAGGAACTTCTCCCAATAATCCTTGTCCGGATCATCGTCACGCCCTGCGTCTGCGACGCTCTGGGCCAGTGCGTTAACTACGTCCGTCACCAGCAAAGCAGCAGCCGCACGTCCCACGGTTTTAATGGCCTTGCTCCGCTTAGCAGGGTTCTCTTCATAGCGCATATTGTCCCATGCCCGCATGAACACGTTCAGGCTCATGATGGGTTCGCCCATGAACGAGGTCGCCTGCTTGGCAAGGTCGCTCTTGCCGCGCATGATGTTGGAACGCTGCAAAATGCCGTCTACCACCTGCGTCTGGTCGATCATGTTGGTAAACACTTCATTGACCGCGCTGTAAAATTCGCCGCTGCCAGCCCGCAGATTGGGTCTCTCCCGCTTCACCTGCCACTCGCAGGCGTTCCAGAGCGCGCCCCAGGTAACGGCATCCGCTTTCCCTGCGGGAGCGCCAGCCTTGTCATTGATCTTATTGGCGATGCCCTCCTTGCCGTAAAAACGGTCATTCAGGGTGTAGGGGGAGGAAATGTCAAAGCTGCCTACATCCTTCCGCATGGCAATGGGGGAATGCGTCAAAGCCTTTTCCCATCCGTTTCCCTTCGTTACGCCGCCGGTCAGTCCTCTTGCCATGTCAGCAGGGTCCAATACGGCGGATGCCCGGAAAAAGGCGGTCGGCTGCTGGATGACCACACGCACGTTCGCACCGACGGCAGCGCCCTTAAAGCTTCCGATGCCTTTTGCAAATTTATCCGTAAGCGGTTCAAAATCCTTGGTCTTGATGCCGTTCTGGATGTCGCCCATTAACTTCTGCCAGTACTGCTGAGATCCCTGTCCGCCCTTCTCTTCCAGGAAGCCCTTTACGGTCTGAATGAGATTGCCTTCACTGTCCCGGAACTGGAAGTTGTACAGCCGGTTCGCGTCCTCCATGGGACACAGCCACGCCGCGTAGTCGATCATATCGGAGGCGTGGTCTGCGAAGGTGTCAAACACCCCTCGGATGCTCAACGGCGTCGCCGCGTTGGGCTTCACAGCCTGCGCCATGCCGATATTCTTAATGGAGCGCACATTCCCGCTGTCCTTCTCCTGCGAGCTGTGCAGTGCTTCCTTTGCAGATTTAATGGGCCAGTAGTCCTGCTCCGTGAATTTCTTATAGCCGTAGGCTTTCATACTGGCTTCGTTGCCGTAGTTGGCAAGAACACCGGTAGTCAGCTTCTGCAAGCCGTCCGCGATCCTGATCTGCTCCGGGGTCAAAACCTTCACAATGGACTGGATATCCTCTGCGGAAAGATGGATCACGTCCGTTCCTCTGGGGATCTTGGTCTTGCCGGGGATCTTGATCTCCGGCTGCACGATGCCGCCTTTCAGCAGGTGGTCCTCCGCCTGCTTGCGTTCGCTCAGAAGATACAGCTCCATGGCCTGTGCCGTGGTCAGGTCCAGCTCATGGCCTTCCGTTGTGGTGAAATGGTGGACTTCCTCATTCATGGACGTCACCGCGTTTTCGCGGATGCCGGTTTTCGCGTCGCCCAGAATCTGGTGAACCTTCTTCGCCACATCCCGCGCCATGATCTCCTGATGGTCCTGCGCGTTCCGCAGCATCCGGTAAATGTCCTTGCCGGTCTGCCCGAAGTGGGCAAAGAACGTATAAGGCGTTTCCAGACTGATCGCTACGTTGTTCCCCAGTTTCCGCCGCCGGGTCATGCCGTCCATGCGGAGCGCATCGGCAAACTGCTTGGTGGTCGCGAATTTCTCCGACGCCAGCGTCTTGCCTGCCGTGGTCACGGAATGCTCCACGGATTTCAGCACGTTCCACATGGTTTTTAATTGCTCTGTGGTCAGATCCGCAAGGCGGGTGTCGCCCATCTTGATGACCTCGCTGAATCCACCGGTCACATCGTCACCGCCCAGAAGAGACGGGTCCACCACCATATCGCCATCCTGGGCGATCTTCTGATACTGCTCCTTCAAATTCTGGAACGCCACCGTCCGGTTTGTCGGCGTGCCCGGCTCCTTGTAGATCCGCTCCCCCGTCACGGGGTCCAGCGTAAAGGACCGTGCATTGGGGCTGCTCTCCTGATTGATGCTTTCCAGCACCTTTGCCACGGCAGAGCGCATATCCTCCGGAATGTGCTGGTTGTCCGTGGGCCGCAGTAGCTTTTGGGACAATGCGCTGGCATGGCGCACAATCTTAGCCCGCAGTTCTCTCCGCTTCTGATTGTCCCGCCGGGTCACGTCCTTCTCCCGGTAACGCTCCTTCAATGCCTGCACCTGCTCCGCACGCCGGGTCCGTTCCTTTGCCAATGCCTGCGCCGTGCTTCTTAGCTGCTTTGCGTCCCGTTTGCCCTGGGCCATCTGGCCCGCCAAAAAGGCGTCATTCGCCGCCTGTCTGCCCTGAAATCTGGCTTCCTGCACCTGCTCCGCTGCCCGGTCCGCAAAGGTCGTTTTCGTTTGAGGAAGGTCAAAGAACCGGTCCATGATATCATTGGAGATAGACGCCACGGCCTGCCCCATATAGCCTTCAAAGGGGTTGTACTCCGTCACCTTGTACAGCCGGTTCGCCACGTCCGCGATCCGCTGCACCTGATCGGAGATGTTGGTATCCTGTGCCTCGTTGAAAAACTCCGGGTACTGACTGGACAGCTCGGAATAGATCTGGTCAACATTGGTGTGTTCGCCCTTGCTGATTTTCAGCTTGCCGAACAAGCTCTTGCGGAACTCGTTGAAGTCCGTGATCTCGGCGGCATCCGCTTCCGTCAGCGTCAGCTTGGTGTCTTTCAGATACTTTCGCAGACCAGCGTATTCCTTGTATGCCCGGTCATCCACCTCCACGGCGCTTTCTGCGATCCGCTCCGCAATGGCATCAGACCGTCTCCGCGCCTCTGCATAGGTCAGCTCGTCCCTGCCGTCCTTGCCGCTGGCAATGTAGTCATACAGGCTTTGCAGATCTCCGGCAATGTCGCTGCCGCTGATCTCCGCGCCGTAGTCCTTTACCAGCGCATCCGCCGCCTTCTGAACGGATTTCCGGTCAGTGGTCACGCCCTGAGACCGTCTGGTCTGGCCCTTCCAATACTCAACCCGCTCTTTCAGGCTCTCGTTCTCCCGTTTCAGCGCCGCGATCTCCTGCGCGTTCTCCGTGCCCTTTAGGGAGAATTTCGCGTCATCCACGCTGTTGACCTTTGCAAGCCGATCCGCTTCGTCTCCAGCGATATACTCCACCGTGTTGACACCGGCGTTCCGCAAGGCGGTTTTCAGGCGGTCGCTGCTGTCATCCGGAATCACCGCCGCCAGAACCTCATTGAACCCAACGGCCCGCTGGGGCTTGGCTTCAAAGTATTCCGTTGGCAGAGCGGCGGCAGAACGATACAATTCCTGAATCTGCTTTGCCGTCACGTTACTGATCCTGTAGCCCTCTTTGGCGAACGTCCGCATAATGGAATCAATGGTGCGCTTGCCCTTTGCGGCCTCCATTAGCACGGTGCCGATGATCTCGCCCTCTTCAAAGGAATTGTCGGTATGGGCTTTTGTGGTCTGCATGATTCGCTGAGTTACGGCGCGGATTTTTGCCTCCACATCTCCCAGCTGCGCCTTATAGCTGTCCGTGTCCACGGCTCCCAGCCGCCCGCTGTCCTCCCGGATTTCCTGAATGGTCCGGTAAGATGGCACCGCGCTGGCCTGTAAGCCTCCGGCAGTCACGCCGGATACCTGTCCGCCGCGTTCCTCCTGGGTTTCCTGCATGGCCTTTACAATATTTTCCAGCGTGTAGCTGTAATGGGTTTGGTTGAAGCTGCGGCGATTGCCGGAAGATGTGTACGGATCCTTTCCGTTGTTGATGCCCGGTTCCCCAAAGACGCCGGTGAGCTGCTTTTCGACCCAGCCCTTCACGTCCTCGCCGTCGGTCATTTCGTGCAGTTTGTCCTGTGTGCCCCAGCGGTCGATCTCGCCCTTGGTTGCCCCGCCGTCCTGATAGTAGTCCCATGCGTGGCGGGCAAGGCTTTCCAGCGTAAACGGGCTGACGTTTTCCATGCTCTTTTCAATGCGGGCATCTCGCTTCTCGGCAATTTCTTCCTGCGTCCAGCCTCGCTTTTGGGCCATTCTCTGTAAAAGCGCCTCGCCCGTGTCCCGGTAATAGTCTCGCAAAATATTCCGGAGCCGTTCCGCGTCATCCCCCAATGCGGTCTTAACGGACTGCCCCAGTTCAAAATTGGCGTTAATCTCCGCAAGCCGCTGTACGCCGATCTCGTCCAGCACAGTCTGCACGGTATCATTTCCGTACTTGTCCCACACCTTGTCCTGATAAACCGGTTTCAGTTCTTTCCCGTGGGCTTCCAGATACGCGGCTCTCACCGCGTCATCCCTTGCGAGGATCTCCGCCGCTTTGATGGGAGAATCTGTGCTGACTTCCTCAATGCCGTGACTTCTCAGTACGCTGCTGCTGGCAAAAATGCCGTTGGCAACTTTCTTGGAAAGCTCGTTGATCCTGCCCTCCACAGCCAGCGCGGCCTTCGCGTTTACCGGATATTCCACACCGGGGTTAGTGGGGGTATAAGCGTCGCCGCCGTATACCTTGTTCCGGCTGTCCGCCTGCGGGTCAATGGCGGACTTGCTGAACAGCAGGGAAATGGGGCCATATTTGCTGTGACCGGCCTTTGCCTTGACCACGGCAATAGACGGCATGGGCAGTCCGCCCAGTTTCAGCGCGGACATGATGCTGGCCTCATCCTTGTTGTGGACGGCGATCAGCTTGTCCGTTTCCTCAACGGGAGATTTCAGCGAAAAGCGGATATCCGGATTGCTGGTAGGGGCCTTGTTGTCAACGTTCTTGATTTGGTTGGACCGGAAAGCCACCGTCTCCGTGTCAAGAATAAGACCATCATAGTTGGTCCCGTTGACCTCGTTGAACAGCTCCACCGCCGCTACCATATCGCCAATGGCGGTCTGGTTCACATCGTAAAGCATAGCGAAGTCACTCTTGCCGTAGACCGATTTCAGAACGCTGCTCACCGTCGCGTCGTATCCGTAGTTCTCAAAGCTGAAATCGTCCTCGTTGGCAGCCACGGCCTTGAGGAATTTTCGCATCTGATCGCGGGTGATGGTAGTTTCCGTTGTGGAGACTGGCGTAGTAATATTTAGATAAAACGCTCTTGCATTTCCGTACTGTTTGGCGTGGGCCTCGCTATCCGTGAAATAGAAGCCTCTGCCGTACAGATTGGAATAGCTGGATTTCTTCCGGTCAAATACCGTGAAATCCCCGTTCCCGCCACGGTACATGACTTTGAGTTGGCCATTACTATCAACAACTTTGCTATCTTTGAAATACTCCCGCTGCTGTTCCGTCAGTTCGCGGCCCTGGCTGTCGGTTTTTAGGGAAAACTTGGTGCTTACCCGGCGATTTTCCTGGCCTGATTCAGAATTTGCTGTTCCGTTGCCGCCTCGTTCTTCGAGAGAAATTCGCACATTTCCATCTGCTGCGGTTCCTCTCTCAGCAGCAGAAACGTTGTTGCCTGCACGCCCGCTCTTGCTTTTGATGTTTTCAAATATCCGATCAAGACTTTTTCGATTTCGGTCAATTTCTCCATTACTACCCTCCATCCAAAGCTTAAAAACTTCATATTGCGCCGCCGCTTTTTTGCCGCCTACCGCATACAGCGGCGTGGCTTCCGTACCGTCTCCAATGCCGTAAATGGCAAAGACCTGATTGCCCTTTTCGCTTGCATAGGCCCATTGTGTAGCTTCATCCAGCGTGTGGGCGGAATCCGTGATTTCCTGCTCCATGTGGCTGTTCAGCAGAAGCCATTCCTTTTGCGTCAGGTTCGGTCTCCAGTATTTGCCCTTTGCGGCATATCTCGTCTCACTGATTGTACCATCAGTCTGCCGGTTCTGCAAGTTCTCCGCCTGCTTGCTGGCCGCTTCAAATGCCGCCTGCAGCTTGCCCTCCACTGTATGGGCCTGCCGCTTGGCTCTGCCGGTCAGCTTGCCAACGATCTCATGAATGGCATCCCGCAGCTTTTGCAGCAGCGTCCGGTCGGTGCTGTGCTTCCGGATGAAATCGTCCAGCACGTCGCTGTTGGCGATCATCTCACCGGCATAGTTGGCGGTAGCCTCGTCCAATGCTTGTTCGTAGCTGGTTTCAACGCCCGCCCGGTTGTACTGGTCAAGCAGGATGTTCGCCGCTTCCTGCACGTCGGGGATACTGGTGACAGCATCCCGGAACGCCCGGTACTGCTCCGGTGCCAGCTCCTGTACACGGTGGGTCCACTCGTGGCCTACCACCTGCAAAGCAGGGTCCACCGCGTCCTTTGCGATCAGAACGTCGCTGCCGGTGATCTGGCCGTTTGCGCTTCCGCCCAGCACCTGATCCACCATCCGCGTCCGCACGCCCAATGCCTTGGACACGGTGTTTACCTCGTCGGCAACAGAACTGTCCATTTCACGGGAAACATAATCGTCGAACACAAGGCCGCTGTCCGTTCCGGCGGTCTTAGCAAACTGCGCCGCCCGCTTCTCTCTTGCAAGAGACGCCGCCGCGTCATTCTGCCCTGCCGCATACGCCGCAAAGGATACCGCGCTGGTGCTGTTGGGGTTCTTCTGGTTGGTCATGCCTGCGTGATACGCCCGCAGAAATTCTCCGGTGTAGTCCCCACGGTCCGTCCCCTGATACGCCGTCTGAAACGCCTTCCTGCCGTTGTCCCCCAGCTTGTCTGCAATGCCGGTAAAGGTTTTCTGCACGGCGGCTTCTCGCTGCCGCAAGACCTGTTCCTCCATAGAAACGGGATTGCTCACTGTTTGCCGCTGGACGGCTTCCTGGATGGCCCTCTGCGCGCTTTCCTGTGGGACCTGTGCGTCCATTTGTGCGGGGGTGGTACGTGTACCCTCCTGAACGTCTGCGCGCTCCTGTGCGCCCTGCTGGGCTGTGCCCAGATCATAACGATATGTGTTAGGACTGACGATGCCGCCCATCGCGCCGGACGTCGCGCCCACCAGGAAATCATACAAAGAATCAGAAAGCGTTTCCTGCGCCGTAGCCACATCGCCGCCGTAAATGCGGGGCAGCTGCCATTCCATCCAGTCGCCAATGAACTCTTCTAAGCCTTCACCAACCGCTCCGGCTCCGAAGGTCAGCGCCGATCCCAGCACCTTTTTACCGGCTTCCGTTTTGGCAAATTTGTCTACTGCGCTGCGGATGCCGCGCTCCACCACATCATCCAGCGCACCGCCGCCGTATGCCTTTGCGAAGGGCAGTGCAATGTTGAACATCTTTTCGGTGAAAACCTCTTTTGCGGCAGATGCCGTACCGTACAAAAGCTGCCCCTTGTAATCCGCGCCGTCCTGACGTGCCTGCTGGGTAGCCCCGCCGAAGGCGCGCACCGCAAACGGAGCCATGCCCAGCGCGCCGCCTGTCAGAATGCTTGGGATCGCGTCAAGACCGGTCTGGGTTATGGATGCGCCTGCGTCTACAAGCATGTTGCCAAGGAATCCTGCGCCTTCTTTTGCCCGCTCCAAATCAGCCTGCGCGCTTCCGGCAAGCTCGTCCGCCTTCCGGTATGCCTGATCAGCCACCTCCTTGTCGGACTGCTCAACCGCTTTGGTGTAGCCCTCATGGGCTGCGATCCGGCGTTTTGCGGCAGAAAGGTATTTCTGCACCTGCTGTACGTCCACCGCCGTCATGGGCTTGCCGTCGGCCCACTTTACGTCCCGCAGCATCTTTTCATACTGCTTCACCGCGTCATGGTCGCTTTGCAGGGCCGCTCCGGCGTTCTGATTGGCGATTCGGGTATTCAGGTAGCCAGCCCCCTCTGCCAGCACACCACCTACGTTGGTATACGCCGCCGCAGACGATTTCGCACCGCCCTTAACAGTATTCACCACACGGTCCGCAAAGGAAGGCGTATTGCCGGTATCACGCGGCTCCCGCTTTTGAATGTCCTGCAGCAGGCGGCTGTTTGCCGTGTTCTTCCGGCCAACATTGTCCATAGGCCGGCCGCTCTGCTTCTTTGCGGGAGCCGTCGCAGGCGCAGTTTTCTTTTGCGGAGAGGCCCCCGCAGCGGGGGCGCTCTCCGGTTTATTAAAGTGTCTCCGGTCCAGCTTCTGTACAGTTTCCGCCGCGCCGGACGTGTCTTTTTTGTTCGTGCCTGTTGCCGTTTTGCGATTGCCTGTTCCGAAATAAGACCGATCCAGTTTTTGTGCCATATCACGCCTCCTACGCTCCCAGCATACGGTTCAATTCTTCCTGTTGCTTGGTGCTTAAACTGTCGAAATACTGATTATACAGTTGGAACGCTCTGTCTCCACTGCCTTGTGCGACCAGCGTTTGAATCGAACGCTTCAAATCGCCAAAATTAGGGACATTGCCTGAACCGGCAGCGCTGGGCTGTTCATATCCATAGGCGCTTTCCAGATATTCATCGCTATATCCCGCATTGTGGAACGCATCCAGAACATCCTGCGTGAAAATACCCTGTTTGGCGTTGTCCTTTGCAACGCTCAACTTCATGCCGCTATCCCCGCTTTTCTTTCCTCCGCTGCTCCCACCGCGTCCGCTCTTCGCCTTTGCCGTCTGCGCGATCTGATACGCCTGCCGCATGCTTTCAATCTGGCTGTCGGTGTAGCCAAGCGCCTTGTAGCCGGAGAAATCACCGTAGGACGCCATCATATCTGCCTGCTGCGCCGCCTTGTTCCACTCGTCCTGAGACATGTTGTAGTCCCATTCTTTCTGCTTCCACTGGTTGGCAAGCGCGTCCTGCGCCTGCTGATAGGCAAAATTCCGGTCCGCGTTCCATTGGTTCAGCTTGTCTCCGTACTCGCCGTATTCCCGGTCATAGGCATCGCTCAGCATGCCCAGACTGTTCAGCTTGTCGCTGCGGTCCTGCTGATACATTTCTCTGGCAGCCTGCTCCAGTTTGCTCATCCAATCGTTGTATTCCTGATTGGCAACACTGGCCGCGTAGGAGGATGCCAGACCGCCGGTGCGGGAGGATACCTGCCCCAGAAGATCAGCCATACTCATCTGGCCGTTGGCCGCGTACTGGTCACGCAGGGCAGCATACTGATTTCCCTGTTTCCAGTCCGCCAGATTACTGTTGAGGATCTGATCGATCAGCGCCCGCATTTCGGAATCGTAGGTATAGTCAAAGCTCGGTCTCCCGGCGTCGCTGGTGTTGAACCCGTTGTTGACCAGCCCCTGCAGAATGTCCACGTTTCCCACTGTGGGATAGGTGATCTGCTGTCCCGGCGTATAGTCCTTCATAAAGTCCTCGTAGGACTTCACCTGCCCTGCCGCCTGCGCGAGGGGGGATGTGTCCGTGCCCATCAGATACCGGTAATAGCCCAGCTCCGCGTTCTCCGGATCTGTTGAAAGGCCAAGCCGCCGCCGGAGATCGTTCGTGGCAGACAGTGCCCCGCTGTCCGTCACATAGCCATTTTTATCAATGGTGTAGCCATATCCGGCACGAATGGCGTTTGCCGCCTGGTTTGCCTGATCGCCTGTGATCTTCCCCGCCTGCATCTGCGCCCGGATATCCGCAATCTTCTTTCGGTCAGCAGCCGTCAGCATTTCGTTATCCGTCCATGCGCCGCTTTTGTTATAGCTGCCGTTCCCGGCGTTGATGTCCTGATGAGGCGTATAATCCGCCACACCCTTCACGGCCTTTTTGGCGTAGCCGTCCTTATCGTAAAACACGGTATAGCCGTTGGACACCGCATATCCGCCCGCCAGATCAGGGCGTCTGCTCATATCTGCGCCTACCTGATAGGTCACGCCGCCCTGCTTGTAATTCTTCCGCTGGGAATTACTGGTCGGTACGCCGTAAATGCCGCCGTTGTTGCTGCGGTCATACTCAATGCCGCCGAAGCTGCCTTTGCTGCTGCCACTGGCCCCGCCGGAGCTGCCGCCGTAGGTCTGGCTGTAGGTCTTGTTAGAGCCGGTCATATTCGGTTCCTTGCCACCATATTTGTCATTGATCTTGTTCTGCCGCTCCTGCGTCAGCTGTGCCCGTTCCGAAGAGGATAGGTCTGTCCGCTGTAATTCCTTGGAATAGTCTTTGTTTTTGTCATAGTACCCTGCCATCAGGTGGTCCCTCCTTTTGCTTCCAGCGCAGTGACGCGCTTGTCGATGTTCTGCACGGTGGTTTTAAGCGTAGCGACGTCCGATTGCAGAGTGCCCACAGAGGATTGCAGCGCCGTCACGTTTTGGCTCAATGTCTGTATGCTGTTATTCAGCCCGGAAACCGTTGTCTCCAAGGTGGTGATCTGCCCCTGCATCGCCGTGACGCTGGACTGCATGGCCTGTACGTTGTTCTGCAGCGCCGCCACGATCAGCACCATTTCCGCCGTACTGGTTCCCGCCGAGGACAGGGTGCGGGTAAGATTGGAATTGTTGAACTCCAACCGCTCCCGCATATAGGAGATATAGTTTTCCAGCGTCCGCAGGCTCCCGGCAGCGTCCTGCGGGTCCAGATGGTTCAATTCCTTGTCGAAAATCGCCATGCTACACCTCCGAACCCACCCGGAACCGCCGGATCATGCCAAGGATCGCGCACGCGCCCTGCCCGGACAGCCGTACCTCATATTTGTCACACCGTCTTGGCCGTACCGGGAGAAGCTGCGGGCCTTTCCCGTGAAGGCTCCCGATCTTCTCCCATTTCCCGTTGTCGCACCGTACCTCCGCCTGCATCCACGCCTTCTCTCCCAGCTCAAACCGGAGATACAGGGAGGAATACACCTTCTTCCCCTCCATGGTCTCGTAGAAGGGCGTAAACGTGGCGCTCCAGTCAATGATTTCACTGCCAGTGTCCGCATCCAGCGACCACAAGGACCCGTCGGAGGACAGCATGTAAAGGAAACTGTTGTACCGGCAGAAATCCAGTGCCTCCGTGTCATCCTCTTCCATCCATACTCCCTGCTGGGTGTCATACACCAGAAGGTGCCCCACGCCGCCGCTTTTAGCGGACATATAGTAATTCTTGCCGTCCGTCCCGCTGACGGCATCCGTAAACCGCTTGGCTCCGAACGTCTGGGATACCAGAGACGGCGTACCGCCGGAATAGGCGTACACACCGTCCGGCCCCTTGTAAAAGAGAACGTCATTGATGACCTGCATACTCTTGAAGCTTCCCTCCTGCACCCCGGTAATGTCCGAGGTATAGAGGGCGTATTCCGCAGGGTAGCTGCCCAGAATCTTGTGCAACAGATTTTCCTTCCAGAAAAGCACGGAGGAACTCAGCTTGCAGCACCCGGTAAAATTCCCGGCAGAGCCGACCGCCAGCGCGTAGGAATCCGTGGAGATCCCCTGATACACGAAAAAGTTTTTCGGATCGCCCAAAGAGGACGCGTAAATGGTCTTGTTGGCGTTGCTCACACCCCAAAGCCGGTTCTCACTCTCGCAGATGAAATCCAGATCCGGGATCTTCCGCTCGATTTTCATGGTGCCCGCTTCCGTGCAGGCAGCCAATGCGTTGGCAGAGAATGTCAGTTTGTCTCCATCCACGGCTTTGATGACGATATCCTTGTTGTTTTCCTTTTTTGTGGTGCATCCGGAGATCGTGATCCCGTCCCCGGCGGAGAATTTGGAGGAAAGCCCTGCCCCCGTCATGGTGATGCTGTCGGTGGTCACAACGGCGTTGGCCTTTTCTGCACTGGCTCCCAGTTCGTGCAGCGTGGACGTGTTCAGATCCAGATATTTCTTGTCCGGCCAGATCACCAGCTTTGTGTTGACCACGGCAAACTGCTTTTCACCTGCCGTCACGGTTCCAACCACATTGCCGTCATAGATCAGGCTCGTACCGTCCACCACCACCAGCTTGTTCCATGCGGTCACGGCGGTAGGGGACACATAGTCCCCCACCGGCAGCCGCCGCAGCCGTGTAGACAGATAGGGATACCTGCGGGTAGAGAGGTTCCGGCAGGCAGAAAAATTCCCGTCCGTAAAGTTGTCGGAGAAATTGATCCCCAAAAACTCTACGATCTGCTGTTTCGTTTTCTGCTCTGCGTATTTCAGACTTGGAAGATACATAGCCCCTCCTTACATGGTCTTGAACCAATTCCCGTCCGCTGCCGGTCGGTTCGTCCGCCGGTAATAGCTCCGGTATTCCTGCATGGCGCTGTTGAACACGGCCATGTCATTGGTGTACAGGTCTGTTTCCCGGTTGTACAAATCGATCATAGCGATTACATACAAGTGATACAGGCGGTCATACGGATGGGGAACCAGCAGCTCCGTTCCGGCGTCCTCCGGCCACGAATAGGATACTGGGTCCGTTTTCAGCAGCTCCACGCTTAACTGCCCGTCCAATTCAGAGAGCCAGCCGGTGATCTGTTCATCCGTGTAGAGGTCAGGCCGTACCGCCTGCGTCTGGGCGATGACCTCTGAAATGGTTTTGTTCATAGTGTCTCCTTATCCGTTCCAGTCAGATTTGACCTCTCTCACATCAATGTGGGTAAAGCCCTTCTGACTGTATACGCCCACACCGCCCCAGTCAGGCATCAGCTGCCGCGCATAAGCCGCCACCTGCGCCGGGGTCTTGCCCCGCACCACAATGTCAGCCGCCGTGCCGTAGCAGTGCTGGCTGTGGGCCACGCCACCGACCTTGGCGTTGTATTGGGGTGTCCGATAGGCACTGTTGATGGTCACAGCCGTGCCGAAGTGACTGCGGAGGCTCTGGAGCACCATCACCAGCCGGGGCGCTACCAGCACGGCATCGGAGCCGTCCTTGCAGGCAAATTCTTTCACTTTAAAATGGGTGGACAGCTTCTTGCCGCCGTCCTTCGCCTTGGAATAGGCGTTGATCTCTACCATGGGTTTTTCTCCTTTTGGCTCGAATGCGTCACCGCTCTTGTACTTCCACACAAGGAAAAACGGGATCACCCGCCCGTCTCCGGTAAAGCCCTTGCCTGTCGAATCCATGAAGCAGGTAGACCCGCCGCCGTCCATCATAATGGCGTCGTCCCAACCGGAAGATGCCAGCAGGTCGCGAAGCTGTTCCGGTGTCCGCCGGTCCTTGCTCACATAGTAGGCAAACCGCCCGTTCTTGGTGCCGATGGCCGTCCGGGGGGCGCGATAGCGCATATCCGCTCCGCAGGTGACGGGGTTGATCTTCTTCCCGCCGATGATGAGGTGGACGCACTCCATATAATTCCGGTCCCCGTTGGGCACGGTTTTTACGCCGAAGTCTGCCGGGGTGTCCCAGCTGATGGCCCACGCCCGGTAATTGGGGGCCTTGCGGGTTTGCCCGTCTGCCTTCAAATGGCAGGCCGGGGTCTGGTTCCGCAGGAAAATGGAGCCATTGCAGATAGCGTCCCCGCCCGCCTCCGCCAGCATCTTTTTCAGGTTGGCCGTGGTGGAGCGGAGACGTTTCCGGTTGAAATAGATCTTGATGAATTGGAGGTCGGAGAGCGGGACAGTGCCCGCTCTCGTGCTCATGTGTGAGCCTCCGTATTCTGTTTCCCCTGATCGCTGGCCTGACGAATGGCGTCCAGCATATTTTTAATAAAGGCGGGGTAGGGGATCCCCATTACTGCCGTATTCTCCAAAATCGACAATCCCTCGTTGGCGATGAAAAACATACAAACAGCGTCACGGGCAAAGTCGCTGGATGTGGCCTGATCCAATAATGCCCCCATCCATACCAGCGCCAACATGACGCACTTCTTCGCCAGCCCCTTGAACCCGGCGTCTGAACTCAGCGCCCCGGTTTTGCTTTTGCCAGACTTGTGCCAGATCGCTGCCACCAGCCAGCCCGTGGCGTAATCCAACGCCATAAAGCAGATCAAGACTTTGAGCGCCACGTCCCAGCCTCCCAGTGCCTGGGCGATGGCGGAGCCAGCCACAGCCAGCACCGCCAACACCGTGTTTTTGATGTGTAAAGCGTTCATAGTATTCCTCCTTTCGGTGGTCACACCCGCACGGCCTTCTCAGGATGACCGCCCTCGTCCCACGTAATATCGTAGGTGCCCTCCGGGGTCTCCACCCGCACGGTCTGACCGGCCTTCGTGACATCGTACCGCATATAGTCATGCAGGTGACGCACGTCGGCGGGTTCGGTCTCCGCAGGGATGAAGCCCTCTTTCAACTCATGTTCCGTCCAACCGGCCATGGAGCCGTCTGGATTCAGGTGGAAGTTGGCCCCAGCCTCCTTCAATTCCTTGTTGATCTCCTCGACGGTCTTACCGGTCTTGCAGCCCTCGTTGATGATCTCAGCAAACTTCTTTTCCATAATGCATACCCCTTTCGTTTTTCGGTTGTCTGTGCAACCGTTTCAAATTAAATCCGACTTGCTTTCGTGCAGGTTAAAATTCAGGCCAGCTGCGCTCACAAATCGGACACACTTGACGGCCTTCGGGGATGATCGCCCCGCAACAAACACAGTATTCCATGGTCAGTCGGTGGTCTTGGTGTACCACACAGTCGCTGTACATGTGTAGCTGGAGAAATCCTTTCCGCCCGTTTTGATCCGAATTATGCCGCCTAATGCGGCAATGTGTAGTTGATCGGTATCTGTCGATTCGAACGGAATTGTTGAACGATTGTTAAAAGACCATGTTCCTTCACAGCGGATGGGTAAAACTGTGCCCACATTTCCGTACACAACATCCTTGTAATTACTCGTTGGACACGACCCACAATCTACCAGTTTAACATACACCGGCTTCCCCAAATACCGCTCGGTAGTCCGGTACTCTACGCCCAGTTCCATGGGAGGATTAATCCATTCGACTGGCCGCCACACCCCATTATCCTTTAACATTCGCCACAATCCATTGGTAGTGCCTCTCGGGTCGGGCGAAATGCCAATCAGTGATGCGCTTGTACCTAATAGTTTTGATAGAACGGCAACGATATTCCCGGCCCCAGAATATTGGCCCGTTGAATCTGGACCACGTGTATAAATAAGTTGTGATGTTCCGTCTGGCATATCGGCAAGTAACGCATCAAGCTTGCCACAGTATGTTTCATAGGTATCTTCGGTGTCGGATGCGAGTACGTTTCTCAAAGAGTCTCCCCACCCGAACCCACCGGGGGCAGCGTTGATATTCGTACGGGCCTGCGCCTTCTGCTCGTCGGTGAGGCTCTGCGGCGCGTTGTACCCAACTGCTCCGATAGCGTCCGGGGTAAGGGGGTCACTGCCGTTTGCCCCATGCTGGCTGGCGTGTTTCCCAGCCGCCTTGTCTTCCAGCGCCTTCCGAATGGCCGGGTGAGCGGCGTTGCTCTCGTTATGCGCCGTTACATAGCCCTGTGCCTCCACCTTGGTTGCAAAGTCACCGCCGACCGCTGTCTGCGCCTGCTTCGCCCAGTATTTGGCGTTGTCCGTGTCCTCGCCGGGGCGAGTACCGGTTCCGCCTACCGCCCAGCTTTGGGCGGTTTTGTTGATACCGTCCACACTGGCCGCACTCTGCGCCGCCGCCGCGGCTGCCGCGCTGGCCTGAGACGCGGAGCCGGATGCCGCCGCCGCTGACTGACTGGCGAAGCTTGCCGCGCCGGTTGCCGTACCAGCCGCATCCTTGGCGCTCTGCTCGCTGCCTGCGGCTTGGGACGCGCTGCCCGCCGCCGCGTTGGCCTGTGCGGTTGCCCGGGCTACGATCCCGGTGGTCTCGTCGGCTCTGGCCGTCTCCGCCTCCGCTCTCGCGTTTTCAGCAGAAACGCGGGAGGCTTCGGCCTCGGACCGGGCTTGCTCTGCCGCTGCCCGTGCCGTTTCCGCAGATACCCGGCCTTCCTCGGCGGTCACGCGCCCCTGCTCTGCCGCGACACGCGCCGCCTCCGCTTGCTTGCGGCTTTCCTCCGTGGCGTCCTCCGTCAGAACCGCTGGAATTAAGGTCTCGTTGATGTACTTCTTGATGATGTTGCCGGATTCGTCAAACTTGGCTTTAAGTTCCGCACTGGTCAGACCGCCCACGTCGTTCGGCTCATCATCCAATTTCTGAATGATGTTTAGATCGCCGTCCAGCAGTTGAATTTCCAGATTGGAGTTGGCTACCACGTTCAGATCCGCTGTCAATTGTTTTTCCATTTAAGCACCTACCTCCGTTTTCGGCACTTCGCCGGTCTCGTTGATCTTCCTCTGCAACTGGCCGTATCCGGCCCCGCCCCGAATGGGGACGGTTTCCTCCTCGGTAACAGGCTGTTCGCCCTCTGCCCCCGGCTGACCATCCATCATGGCACGTTCCTGCTGCTGGAGGGCTTGGATCAGCGCCTCCTTGTCGGTGATCTGTCCGGCGGGCAGCCGTTTCAGATACTCCACCGTGGAGATCTTGCCCTGCATCAGCAGATTGTCCAAGGTCTGCATGGCGGCGATCTCGCTCCAGTAGGAAGCCGCGCCAGCGTCCAGTCCGATGGTGAAGGGGATCTCCTTCAGGATGGAGAAATCGAAGGGAACTACCAATTTGCTGTTGTCATAGGGGTTGGAGATTTCCACATACCGCTCTCCGTAGTATTCGCCCATGAACTCCATGTAGATGCGGCCCAGATCCTCAATGCTCTGCAAAAGGTTCTGTTTCGTCAGCTCCATGGGCGTTGCCGCCGCCCGCTGCAAGGCGATAATGGCGGAGGTGTTGTCCGGGCGTGTATCGCCCAGCGCCACGTCCGACGCGCCGAGGAACTTCTGCGTGTAGCTGATGGCAATATCAATGAACTGGCTGATCTGAGGGGAGATGCTGGCGGGGTCGATGATCTTTGCCACGCCTTCCACGCTTCCGTTCACCGGAATAGCCCCGCCGATCTTGTTCGTCCACTTGGCTACCTTGGTGGAATCGTATACCACCTTCGGATAGGCCAGCGTCATGAGGGAGATCATGGACATGGCAAACAGCTTGTTTACAAAAATCTGGTTGGGCAGCAGACCGGTAATCATGGCCTGTCCGTGCTAGCAGTCCTGCACATAATCCAAGTTCATCCACGTCAGGGGATACAGCTTGATGCCGAGGTCCAGATCGCCCCGGATCTCCGCCTGCCGGGTGCACTCGTAGGCGTGGACGGTGCCGGTCTCGTCATCCTTCCACAGCCGGAGCAGCACCGTCACCTTGTTCCCGCTGCCGCTCATGGAATCCATGTAGTTGTTGCCGCAGTCCTTGTTGTCCGGCTGGATCTCGTCCGGGTCCTTGCCATACCGCTTGGCCCGCTTCCGGGCCTCGCTCAGCAGCATCCGCCGCTCCAGAATGATGTAGGGCTGGCTCTGCACGTCCCGGTTGTTGGGGTTTCCGAACAAGACCTGCGTGTTCATCAGAACCTCCGTGCGGATGGCCCCCTTGCTGGACTGTCCGGTCTCCGCCGTATCGTCCCAGTAGGTATACATACAGCCGTCACCGTCCACGGCGGCATTGCGGGTATACTCCCGGATGCGCCCGCCGATGCTGTTGTGTTCAAAGATGGACGCGAACTGATCGTTGAGAATGTCGGCCACCAGCTCTAAGGTCTGCGTGTTCCGCTCCCCGCTGGAGGACATGGCCCGCGCCCATAGCTTCAGATTGTCCGTGGAGATATTCGCCACGGAAAACAGCACCACACGCTTCAGAAAGTTGAATACGGGGGTGGGGAGGCCGTTGCTCTGCACGCCCTCCCACTGCTTACCAATGAAGAAATTTTCGTTGGTCTCCACGCAGTCATAGAGGTCAATGCCGCTGTTGAAGCTGATACCTGCACTGTATTCC